TACATAAAATCTTATATAATTACAAGTCATGACAGGAAAAGAATTAGCTCAAGTTTTAAACAAATTTCTAACATCACCGCACGCACAATCAGCTAGAGTTCAGATTGAAATGCCTAACGGAGAAAAATTAGACGTATCTGAAATTCAGTTGTTGGAGAATAGAATGATTGGTGATAGAGATACACATCGTATAAATATTAAAGGACAATCTCTAGGTGGTACTTGGAAAATGCCCAAAATAATTGGTAAGCTCTAACTGGGTTAACTAATGAAACTAGAGAAGGATCTGTGGCGTGAGCTTAAAAAGTTTAAAAGTAAAATTAATTGGACAAGGCTTGAAAATAGGGCTTTATTCGGTACTCCTGATATATTGGGCTATACTCCTAGTGGGCACTGGTTCTTGGTTGAGCTAAAGTTAACAAAAGTTAATAAGATTCGCTTCTCACCCCACCAAATAGCCTTTTTCGTACGTCATCCAAAAAATTCATTTGTCCTCGTTGCCGGGTCCCCGGACCCCGAGCTTGTGCGCTTGTACCCTGGATCGAGGATCCTGGAACTTGTAAATGATGGCTTGCGGCTTGAACCCTTGACGGTCGGGCTTGCGGCCTGCGTTTCCTGGTTCGAGAGCTTGGGCGCTTGAACGCTTGAAAGCTTGCTGCCTGAATATAGGAGCATGGGACCTGACGCTTGAGACCTTCTTCTTATTTGGATTATGACGTACGCACCAGCCGGTGCCGTTTTTAAAAAAATACATTAGTGCTGCCCGTAGGCTATGTTTTTGATTTCAGGATTCCAACAGTTCCTACAGCTGCCACACTTGCCGCCCTGCGTTGGAGCTGGACATGTTGCTTTTTTTGTAACTACCGTTGAAGTATTGGCCCAGGTTCCCGCTGCTGGTTGATCTATCATTGTCATTGATAATCTAACAATCAAATTTTTAGGGCAATTTTTTAAATGGTCCTTGACCCAGGCTTCACGGGTTGGCATCCAATGCTGGACCGTTGGCGTTAGCTCGCAAACTTCAAAAATTTTCTGTAAATGTTCCGGGTCCTGTACATCACCGGCGTCGTGCCACCTGAAGACTCCCAGCTTGCTGACGCGCTCACTATTAATGACGGTCGCCATCGCCTCCACCCATAAAGGGTTTTGAAGTGATTCTAATCTTTTATATTGTACTTGTAAAATAACCGGGAACCTTGCATAGTTGCCTTTGAAGGCGTAACAGTTAAAACAAACCGAGTCTGGAATCAATCGAAGCTTGGCGCCTGTTTTGCATTCCGGGGCCGGGAGCCCGTAGGCATAACCTGGCATTTTCTCGGGTTTTGATAATGAAACTATTATTTTGTTAGCGTCTTTTATTAACATATATTTCTTCTTTCTGTTTAATCAATAAATTAAAAATGTGGCCATTTTATGACCGCTTGAGAGCTTGCAAGCTTGCGCGCTTGTGGGCTTGTTCGTTTTCCCTCTTCAGGTATTTGAAAAATCTTTCACAGCTTTTGATATAAGACTCAGGCAGCTCGTCATGCTGCCTAAGAAAATAATGTGTTAAATCGTTTCTTTTAATTCTCACTGGTGATCTCTTCATGAGATAATCTAGTCTCATCCCAGGGCCCACCTAAGTGAGCTGGTTTGTCCTCGTCCCATACGCCCTGGACCTGAGGAAAATTGGCCACACTGTAGCCAGCCTCCTTTAATGCATTTCCAATTATATATGCGGGATCCTGGTGACCTTCAGGCTCTTCTAGATTTCTCCACTCAAATTTAACTTGTGCTTTCATAGGACCTTTCTGTTAAGTTAATATATCCCAGTATATCCCAGCTGCCCGGTCCTGTCAACCTGATTTAAATAAATAAACTTCTTGACGTATCTTATATTATCCTATACACTTGGCAGGCGGTTGGGGATGGTGGTATATATATAAAAAGTTTTTCGGGCGGGCCCACCCTGGAGCTTGAGGCCTGACGGCTTGGACCCAGCGGGGCGGGCCCACCTTTTTTTTAAATTTATTTTTTGGGGTTTTTCAGACCCTGGAGGAGCACCAGGGTCCGTTCCTAACAGACAGGAATTTTTAGTCTAACAATACCATATATTCTTTTGCGAAATACTGACGAAACCAATTAAGGCCATTACGTACTATTTGCCAGTCATCCTGATTGTCACTGAATCCGGGTGTTTGTTTCGTTAATATATCTTTAGCCTCAGTAAGTTCAGTCATATACATTGTATAATCGTAAACACAGGCTGCAAAACCAGGCAACTTAATCGATTCACCGCTGAATCTATTAGATCGTTCAACCATTGCTGTTGAATGTGATTTCACCACAAATGGTAGTTTTATTTTTTTTCCGTTGTATTCAATCATATTTCCTTTCATTGTTAATTTAACTAATCTTATATTGTCCCAGGTCCCTTGTCAACCCAGCTTGAAGCTTGACGCCTTGCTTGCGGCTTGAGCTTAACGGGGAGGGCCCACCCTTTTTTTTAAGGCAAAAAATTTTTTCTAAATGCATGGATTGTCTGTGTTAATCTCCATGCATTTAAGTTTAGGGGCTTTAGGTCATACCTTTCAGTTGACTTATCTCCCCCCTAAATTCTATAATTGTTGTTCTCCCAATGGTAATCCTAAATTTTCTAATGCGTCATAGATAAATTCATCAGGGTCACCAGTTCTTGCTTTCTGTGTTCCATAAGGCATATCTTCTTGGAAGTGAGTATATAAATCTTGCATAAGTTCTTCACCATCTAATTGGTCAATGTCCTTATGTAGTACATCATGCTTAATTAAGATTTTTTTTACTTCATCATATTCACTAATTATTTTATTCATATTTTCCTCTTTCTGTTATATATCTTATATAATCCTATTGACAAGGAAGTCAATAGATGAAATAAGTTTATTTTAATCAACAAAAAAGGAAACATGGAACAGACAAAAAGAGTAAGACTTAATCAAGAATACAGAAACAAGATATCAAAAAGAATAGAACTTGGACTTGACCAAGAAATCACTATTGAGAAAGAGAGATATCTACAATTAAGAGAACAAATAAAACCCTTGCAAGATAAAACTTGGGCTATGATGTATGAGATTGGTAGAGAAAACTATCCACAAGAAGATGTTGATATGGCATGGCACTTACAGAAAAAATATGAGAACGTGAATACCATAGCACCAGACAGTTGTTTTCATGTTGCTTACATGACTACAAGAACAGAGGACAAACTTAATTACAATGGAGATGTAGTTGAGGCTAAGGGGCAACCAATGGAAGTTGAGGAACATTTTGATTTCAAAGTTGATGGTAGTGTTCAGAGTGGTAGCAATTCCAGACAGAGTGGAAACCAATTTGCTTATGCTTATTTCAGAGATGAATTGAAAGCACAACCAGAATGTAATCCAGATATAAATATCTTAATGAAAGATAAGGATAGCAACAACCCATACCAAAGAAAAATCTGTGAGGCTAATGATAAGTATCTTGGAATAGGTCATACAAGTAGTAGCAATCATACAAGCTACCAAGCTGAATGGGACAAAGACTATTCTATGGATTTAATCGGTAGAGAGTATTGTAGAGATAGACAACTTATGACTACAAAAGAAAACTTTGAAACTTTGTTATTTTGGAAAAACCAGAAAGCACAATTTGTTATCGCACATGAAAATTGGGTAGAGAGCATACAAAACCAAATGAGTGAGATTAAGTTAGGACTTAAAGGATATAAGTATCTTGATGAGGCTTTGGAACTTGCTACTGAACTTGGTTTAACTATTCAAGATAGTGAGATTATCAGAACGGATAGCATGGGGCTAACAATCTTTAATCCAAAAAATCTTGCTGAAAGAATTAAGGCAATGAAAAACAAGGTCAAGCAAACCAGAGAGGAAAAAATAGCTATTGCTAAATTACAGCAAAATAGCATAAATTAAGCTATTGACATTGATGTGGGATAGTGCTATAATTATCCCATATTAACAATTAACAGAAAGCAATAATATGCAATCAGAAATAAATAAAATGCAAAGACATATCAGAATATCAGATGTTATAGATACTCTTATGTCACAATCTTTACAATTAATGGACATTGTAAATAAGAACCAGACAGAAGTTAATAGACTAAAAAAAGAACAGGAAAGACTACAACTGAAAGTAGGTAAGTAATATGATTTTACATAAACAATTTATGATTACTTACTTCTCTACTAAAGATGGGAAAACAATCACAAGGAAAGCAACTTGGACAGAGGGCTGTAAATACTTTACATCTAAAGTCGGCAATCATATGATGACATACTTTGATATGGACGCACAAGGATATAGAACTGCGAAATCATCTTGGACTGTGAGGTATCTATAATGAAATATTGTCAAGGTACTAAGTGCCATACGTATGACACCTCAGACAGAAAGCGAGGTGTCAAAGGTAGCAAAACAAACCAGACCAGAAAGAGAACTCAGTTTGATTATGGAGATGGAAATTTTTGCACCCTAACTTGTCAAGATGATTGGTTCAATGTTCATGGCACTAATGCAATCAATCACTTTGGTAGAGTTGAAAGTCCTATCATACTGACAGAAGAAAACGCATGGCAACGTACATGGAATAGGGCGCATTGGGAAGATAACACACAACCTCAATTCATTGAACGTAATACAATAACCAAAGCAACCAGACCATGTCAACAAGGGAGTGAATAATGCAAACTGAGGAACAACTACTAAGGAACAAGATAGAATACTTAGAAGATAGAATGAAAGTGATGGAGAAATCTTTATCACGTGTTAATAATATCTTAGGTAGATTTCAGATGACTGAGGACAAGGGCGCTGGGTTCAAGGATATAGATACAAGGACACATGACCATGAATTAATATAGTACAACTGGGGTATGTATGCAGTTATTACATACCCCCACATCTTGTGTGTCAAGATAAAAATTTTCCTACATATATACCGGGAGGGCCCACCCCCTCCCTGGCGGGCCCACCCAAGTAATAAAAAAAAATAGAGGTACCAAGCCAACCAAACCAAACAATGACTTTGTAATAGGTCGATACCCCCTTTTATATAAATAGGGATCCTAGTCTTACCCTTTATTGCTTAATCCATAGAGTTAAGGTATAAGATTTGAAATCATATTAATTATATGCCAAAAAATATTTTAAAAAATCTGGATGGATTGACTCCAGACGAAAGCGCTAAATTACTTGAACTTGAACGAAGTGTAGCTTTGGATGAAGCCCGTCCAGATATTACAAATAATTTTTTAAGTTTTGTTAAGTATGTTTGGCCAGAATTCATTGAAGGTTCACACCATAAAATTATTAATAAAAAATTTAACGACATAGCTACAGGTAAGATCAAACGTCTTATTATCAATATGCCGCCTCGACACACGAAGTCTGAGTTTGCATCTTATTTGCTTCCAGCCTGGATGATTGGTAAGAATCCAAAATTAAAAATAATTCAAGCAACACACACAGCCGATCTTGCAATTGACTTTGGTCGTAAGACTAAGAACCTGGTCGACGAGCCCCGATACCGGGAGCTGTTTCCAACGAGACTACAAGAAGATAGTCAGGCAGCAGGGAAATGGAAAACGGAACAAGGGGGAGAATACTTTGCAGCAGGTGTTGGTGGTGCAATCACAGGTCGTGGTGCTAATCTATTAATTATTGATGATCCTCACAAAGAACAAGATATTCGTGGAGATGGTAAATCTTTTGAGAAAGCAATGAACTGGTACACAGCAGGTCCAAGACAACGTCTACAACCTGGAGGTTCAATTGTAATTGTAATGACTCGATGGTCTACAAAGGATGTAACCGGACAATTATTAAAGGCTCAAAGTGAAGAAGGTAGTGATCAATGGGAAGTAGTAGAACTACCGGCATTACTGCCGGACGGCAAACCCGTGTGGCCTGAATATTGGACATCAGAAGAATTATTAAAGACTAAAGCGTCTATTCCTGTAAGTAACTGGAATGCGCAATATATGCAATCTCCAACGGGAGATGAAGGGGCTTTAATTAAAAGAGAATGGTGGAAGGATTGGAAACATAAGTATCCACCTAAAACAGATTACATTATTCAAAGTTATGACACCGCTTTTACTAAAGGCACCAAATCAGATTACTCGGCAATTACTACTTGGGGTGTATTTGAAACTGAAGCCGATGGACAGAATATAATACTCCTCGATGCTTTTAAAGATCGATATGAATTTCCAGAACTCAGACGTGTTGCTTATCAGCAATATTTGGATTGGAAACCCGACATGGTTATAATCGAGGCTAAGGCCTCAGGACTGCCTTTGACCCATGAATTAAGACAAATGGATATCCCCGTTATTAACTTTACTCCGTCACGTGGAAATGATAAACATGTTAGAGTAAACTCTGTAGCCCCTCTCTTTGAGAGTGGTAAAATCTGGGCTCCTATGCATGAACACTTTGCACAGGAAGTTGTAGAGGAGTGTGCGTCGTTCCCGTTTGGCGAGCATGATGACTATGTGGATAGCACAACGCAAGCTATTATGAGAATTAGACAGGGTGGTATGGTTAGACATCCTGAGGATTATAAGGAAGAAAAAGTGGTAAAAGGAGTTATGAAATATTATGGCTGATCCAAGAATACTAAGCAGAATCATTCAACTAGGAAAAGAACTAGGTGCTAACATATCTAATAGTATTGGTACTAAATCTAATGTTAATTTTCTAGGTTCCGGGCCCAAGGATGGAATGCTATTTCAAAAAGATATTAACCCAGAATCATTTTTAGCTATTGGTACTCAAAAAGTTTTACCAGATATTGAGTCTTCGATAGGTTATGCTACAGGCAATAAGTTAAATGGTTTTCAACTAGAACAATTAGAAAAAAATTTACTAACAATGAAAGAATCATTAAACCCAACTAATGTCGTTGAGATGGGTGGTGCGGGTATAGATTCATTGAGAGCTAAATCAGGAATGGTTGAGCGACAAGGAACTGAAGCAGCGAGTGATATTAAATCAATTGACGATGCACAAGCTGGTGTTAATGCAGCAGACGCAGCAGCGGATACAACTCCACTAATGTCTAAAATAGAAAATAGAATTGGTGGAATGAGGGGTGATATAGAAAATAGAGTTGGAACACTTTTAGATGATGTAGGAATGACACCTCAAGCTATTGATGCAAGTATTGCAAGCGATAAAGCAGGGATCATGGCAAGTGTTGCAAAGGGTGACCTTCCAGGTAAGACTGCAGCAGCTAGAGAATTTTTAGTCAATACTTTAAAAGTTGGAGATGATTATCCGACAACAAAATTAGATGATGTTATATCAGCAGAAGATTTTAAATACATTATGGAAGGCGGTGGCGGAGCAGAAGGTGATCCATTAGTTCTAGTACAAAAGTATTTTGGACCGAGAATCGCTGAGATGATTCCACAAGGTGGAACAACTGAAGAGATTGCAATCTTTACTAAAAAAATATTAAATAATGTAGAAGACGCAAGAGGTCTAAGACCTAATGAAGAAGGTTTTGATACTATGACGGCTAAAATTGTAGACGACTTATCAGATGGAACATATTCATTTGGATACCAAAAAGGTAAAGAATTCCAAAACAATGTAAATTCAATGGGAAAAGGAACTCTGAAAGAAATAATAGATTCCGGAGAACTAGTAGGTGATGACCTACAAGCTGCACTAAATGCTTTAAGAAGTAGAAAAGCCGACGGTGGACTTGCAGGATTAGAGACTAGACAGGGTTTAAGAATTGGTGGTAAAGCTGGTAAAACTATTTTGTCAAAAATAAATGACAAGATGATTAAGAAAGCAGCAGATGATATTTTTCCAACAGACGATTATAAATACGATGCTGAATTAGTTGTTGATGCGTTAGTAGAAAATAATCCAAAACTATTTAAAAACTTATTAGCTGATGATTTAGATGATGCTTTAAGATCAGAACTTTATGGACTAGCTGTAAGTGAGACAGGAACTAGAGCAGCAATGAAAATTAAAGCAGGAAAAATGGAACGTCCTTTGTTTGACAAAAATGGTAATTTAAATAAAGATGCAGTTCTGGCTGATGCTACTAAGTTCAGTGGATTAGATGGAAGAAAAGATGCTGTAAAAAGAGGTATCGTTAATGAGAACATACCAGAGTTTAAACGTCAAAGTATGAAACTTGTTGATGGCGAAACATCTAAAGGTGAAAAATTTAAAACATTTGAAACAACTACAGCCCCTCGTATGTTTACATTAAATGTAGAAAAAGCTGTGAGTGAATTAAACATTCCAAGAGAGGAAGCAATTAGAATTGCAAGCCTTCCAAGCGACCAACAGAAAATAGCTTTACAAATATACCTTGATAAAAACATGGCACAAAGAACAGAGTTAATGAACTATTCGCCTAAAACATTCGATGCAGCAAAAGGCGGCAGAGCCGGTTATGCAAAAGGCGGACTAGCTAAAATCCTGGAGCTGTAATGGGTAAGAAAGTATCCGAGATGACTCCTACAGAAAGAGCGAATAAAAAGAAAACACAATCCATATATAATGCAAAGGTATCTTTAGAAACAAAAAATAACAGAACAATTACTTATAGAATTTTTGGAAGAGATATATCATTACCAAAAGGTTTTACTTTTGGTGCCGGTGTAAGGTTAGGTCAAAATAAAACTAGTGTTGAAGAAGGCTTTAAAAAATTAGAAAAATTCCTTGCTAACCCTACTACTGACAATTGGGCTAAGTTATTTGGTTCTAACAATCAATTTGGTATGCAATTAAGAAACTATCTTGCTGATGGAGATAGAGCACCATCTTTAAAAAAAGATATTAAAGGAGAAGCTGCAGCAAAAAAACTTTTTGATACTTTAAAAGTTAAAGAATTAATAAAACCCGAAGACATTGAAACAATTAAAACTGTAACCAATGATTTAGGTAATGCTTCACGAATAAAAGCGAGAGAGGCAAAGACTTTTATACCAATGTCAGAAAACGAAAAAACTATTAGAAATTTTTCTAATGGAGAAAACTGGCTTAAAGCTAATCCCGATTCAACTAAAACAATTGATGGTCAAAATGTTTGGAGAATGGAGGCCAATAGAATTAGAAGATTTTTAAAATCGCAAGAAAAGATCGGAGGGTTTCCCCCTGGAGTTAGTAATGAAAGAAAATTATGGGCAAGTTTATACAGAGCCAGTAAAAGAGGGGATCGTATAAAAATTGTTGGTGAGTTTGCAGGTGGTAAGCTTCCAAGGGATAAAGATTCAAGTAAAGTTAAATGGGGTTCCTTAAATGAAGCAGGTGTTCCAGCTTGGAAAAGAGTGAAATTCAAAGATATAGAGGCACCTGGAAACCCAACTTTTACTTTTGGTAAAAATGGTAGTTTTGCCAAACAAATAGATAAAGTTTTTGGAGAAGGTTTTTTTAAACAATCTACTGATGCTTATAATACTCAACAAGCAATGGGTGCGGAAAAAATAGATGGTCAAAGTTTAAAAGAAACATTTAGAAGAAAAATTTTAATTAATGAATTAGTAACCCTTCCTGTAGAAACAAGTAGAGGTAGAACTAAATGGAAAGTAGCTGAAATCCCTACTCCAGCAGAGGTTGATAATTATTTAAAATCAAAATTACAAGGATTTACTATGTCAGAGGTTCATCATCCTTTTGGTGTAGGAAAAGATCCGTATACAACTGAATCTTCTTTAAGAGCTGCTAATAGAGCAATGGGTTATGCTGAAACAAAATTTAAAAACTCAGGAGACATGGATGCATTTCGTACTGAGATAGAAAGAATCAATAAAGATATTGGTGGCATAAGAAGTAATGTAGATGGAGTCATGGTAGGTAAACAAGCTACTAGTGGTGAACAAATATTTAATGAAAGTTTAAAATTTACATCTAAAGCCGACCAACCTGGATTAAGAAAGTTATTAATAGAACAAGGTGAAAGAGGTGGAACAATTTGTGGACTAGTTGGTTTTAAATCTAGAGGTGGACGTATGATGTTTGCTAAAGGGACTGGTTGTGGTGAAGAAGTAGCTAGAGCTTTTGATGAAGAACCTCTTAGATTTTCTGATGAAGTAACTAAAATTCCTTATGAAGAAGGGCCATTAAACAAAGTAAAAAACGCAGCAAGTAAATTTTTATCTGTTGCCAAAAAAGGTGGAAGGTTTGGAGCGTTCGCTGCAGCCGGTGCCGCAACTGCAGGACTTGTTAAAGAATTTAGAAATGATGATCCATCAACTTATTTATCAAATGAAGACCAACAAAAAAATATGTTAATTGATATGTTGACCCAACCGGTAGTATCTCCTGGATTAGAGGAAAAAACTACAGCATTTGGTGATGCACAACTACCGGCTATCGGTGCAGTGACTGCAGCAGGTATGGTACCGGGTGGAGCAGAATTATACAGACAAAGAACTGGATCAGGAGTTAGGAAAGGTCCTTTAGGAGGTCCCCGTTTAGATGCAGACAAATTACCTATTCCTAAAAACAGAGTCAGTCCAGCTAGGGCGTTCCTTGGTCCCTTGTCCGGGGTCTTTGGAAAAGGATTAGCGGCTACGGGAACACCGTTAGGGATGTTAGCTCTTGAACCATTGTACATCGGTCAACAAATTGCTGACGGAGATTCAGCAGGCGAGATCGCAACTAACCCATTAAATTATTTAGGCCCTGCATTTGCAGGATCTTTATCAAAAGAAGCAACACGTTTTGCTGGACCAAAAATGGCAAATATAATGAGATTAGGTATAAGTCCTACAATGCTTAAAACAGTATCAAGAAGATTTGGATTACCGGGTCTTGGAATATCGGCTGGAATAAGTGGATATGAAATGTATCAAAATAAAAAAGCAGGAAGGGGAATATTTGATGACGGTTAAAAATAAAACACTTGTTAAAAATATGGAGCATGTTAAATGGAAGGAAATTCCACCATTAAAAGGACCAGACTCACAGGGGTTGAATGTTCCTTTAAAACAAAGTACAACAATAGAGAACTCGGAGAATATAAATGGCAGATATGGACAAAGCTCTACCAAACGTAGAGACAGAAATTAAAACACCTAGCGACGAAGAAGTAGCAATATCAGAACAAGAAACAGCTGAAGCACAAGTTGGACCAGAAGATATTGATATTACCCAAGAAGAAGATGGTAGTGCTACAATTAATTTTGATCCCTCAGCAGTTAATCAACCGGGCGGAGAAGGTCACGGAGATAATTTAGCAGAATTATTAGATGAAAGTATTTTAGGTAAACTAGGTTCAGAATTAGCAGAAAATTATTCAACTTATAAATCGGCTAGATCTGATTGGGAAGATTCTTATACTAAAGGATTAGACCTTTTAGGATTCAAATATGAAAACCCCACTCAACCTTTCCAAGGGGCTTCCGGTGCAACACACCCTGTTCTTGCAGAAGCCGTTACACAATTTCAAGCGCAAGCTTACAAAGAATTACTACCAGCTACTGGTCCGGTAAACACTAGAGTCATTGGTTTAGCCAATAGACAA